AAAAAAGGCGAGTTTTGCCTGCACGGCATTTCTCCAAAAGACGTGGCTCATCCTTCAAACTAGCTGAAAAAATTGAGCCTTCGCTTGCATCATCTTTGTAAGATTGCAATTTAGCTAAGACTGCTTTTTTCAGCTCAGGCGTTGCCTCGCGACACACATAGTCATCTTTCTCATCTACGATAGGTAAGTGGTCTCCCTTCTTTCCGGAAAAACCCCATCCTGCTCCCGCGGAAGCGTTTAACCTATTAGAGAAAGCATCATCTGGTATTCCATTAATTGCCTCTTCCATCGTCAAAGGGGACAAGCTCATGATCCCTCGCTCATGCAATCCGTTAACCAAGTGATCAACAAGTATCTCAACAACGTATTGAAGCATAAGGGGATCAACTTCCTTGAATTCTCTATCCATCTTGCGAAGGTTTACATTGTAAGGAGAGACATATTCACCATTCCTAAAAGAAGGTTTCATCGTAGGCACACCGTAAAACTCATCTCGCTTGTAATCCAAATGTGTGTCAAAAAACTTGTCCAGGTCCTTAACTATAGGGGTCTTGGTAAGCCTAGATTTCTGATTAATCAAAATTGGACCATCAAGCTTTCCATAATAAGTGAGAGATGGTAAGTGTTCATACATAAAAGGCGACTTAGGATGTGGCATTCCAACATTCATGGATAAAGACTCGGAAGTGGGTAATCTCAAAAACTGGTTGTTCTTGAAGAAATCCACAGCTTCCTGCAATAAACGTCTGTCCAACCGCTCACTAAAAGCAGCATCAGATCCAATTTGTCCCGCAACGTGGAAAGAGATGATAGCCCAACCATTGGCAACTTGTGCCAAGACTGGGTATCCACAATCCCCACTACTATGGGAGTCATCTTTCAAACAAACGACGTTAGAAATACTCAGATACCTATTGAAAGGTCTATCAAAGACTTCGATATCTATATGCTTTCGACCGGACGTCTCGCGATCTTTGAAAAAAAGCTCGAAAACCTTCCGGTAGTTCTCCCTCTAG